TGGCTTGGGGTGCTGTGATTTCTTTAACCATACCACCTTCTGCAACCAATGTGCTACCGTCCTTCAACATATACGTGCCTTCTGCGGGTGTTGTTGTGTCCGTTTCCTCATCGTAAGTGAAAACATCGACACCACTTGCCCAAGCATCAGCCGAGGTATATAGTTTCGTTCCATCTTCGGCCTCGGCACTTGCACCGAGTTTAACTTGTGATTCAAGTTTGATCCCAGACGCTTTGAAAGCAGTCGGGTATTTCGAGAATAGTTCTTTTAAAAAGCTCATGATGGAGTTATTTACCACCATGAAACGATTTTGAAAGGGGTGAAATTCCTAATTGGGGAAAATCATAGAATTCTAACTACCCTCATAATGTTAGTAAAACCTTCTGAAAGCATTGTAAACATTGGGAAAAGTATGGAATTCAAACCAAACAAAAAGCCCCACATTTCTGCGAGGCTTTGAGCTACAATTTAAACCAACGTGAAACAAATCAACAAGGAGAGACGCAAATCTACTGCGCCCCTTTCAATCTTGCTTCCTCGTCCCGCAAATAGTTTTCAAGTTCTTGTTGAAACATTTTCACATCATCAACGGGCATAAACTGCTCGGTTACGACTTTAAACATTCCCTCGATGCTGAAACCTTTAACGTCACCCGATAGCACCGACTGCCATATATTATCATCGTCAATCTTCATTCCAATAAACCATGTGCCTATTGGTAGGTCGAAGCCCATGTAATTGGACTTATCTTCCTCTGACCATTTCACCCAACTTTCAACAACACAAGCCCCTGCGATATGTAGAGCGTGTTCGATGTTCGCATTGTGGTGGTATGGTTAAAGAAATCACAGCACCCGAAGCAGCAGCGCAAACATTGTCTGACGAGCAAATTTCTGATTTGTTCAAGCAGTTAGAAGATGCACTCGGAGCGAAAGCGGTTGCACAGTCTGCACTTGAAACTGAAACTAAAAAGTCGGCTGATCTTCAAAAAGAAAATACCAAACTTCAAGCGGAGGTTGCTAAGTTCTCAAAGTTGCCTGCGGCTCAATCAATAAAGAACGGGGCAACCGTTGACAAGAATCAACTCGCGAAGAAAGTGCAAATCTCTGATGAGCAACTTGCAAAGTTGAGCCTTCGCGAAAGAACGTACATAGCAATTCAAAATCTCAAACACAATAATTAAGGTAAGGTCATGGCAGACAATTTAACAATTACTTCAACGTACGCCGGCGAATTAGCCAAACCGTACATTCAAGCAGCTATCCTGTCCGGCAAGACACTTGCCAATAATTGGATTACTGTAAAAGAAAACGTCAAGCACAAACTTGTTTTGAAGAAACTCGCATCAAGCGGACTTCTTAAGGCTGCTGCTTGTGACTTCGACAATAGTACTTCGGCACTCACGTTGACCGAGGCGATACTTACGCCAACGAACTTCATGGTGAATCTTCAGCTTTGTAAGTCGGAGTTTCGCTCTGATTGGGATGCAATGGCAACCGGTAGAGGCTTCATCAATGATGTTGTGCCTGCTGACTTCGCTTCTTATTTGATCGCTCACGTAGCGGCTCAAGTAGGTTCAGCAGTTGAGTACAACTTATGGCAGGGTAACTTCGATCCACTTGATGCGGGTGGTGCGCCAACTTACACAGACTTCAACGGTCTGTTGAAAGTGATTGACGATGCTAACTCAGGATCACCTGACGTTGACTTCGCTGCTGCCACAGATAGCACGACTATCTTGACGCACATCGACCAAGTTATTCAAGCAATCCCGAACACTTTGAAAGGAAGTGAGAACGTGAAGTTGTACATGGGGCCTGCCGCATGGTCGCACTACATGAAGAAAATACTTGATTCCGGTCTAGGTTTCAACTACGCAATGTCAAAGGATTACATTCCTTCTGCATACGGGTACGAAATCCGTGTGTGTCCGGGAATGCCTATCGACTGCATCTTGGCCGCTGAACCTGAGAACTTATTCTTCGGTACTGACCTTTTGAGCGATCAGAATGAGGTTAAAGTTGTGGACACTTCGGAAACACTTGCTGATGACAACGTACGTATGGCAATGCGTTTCACCGCAGGCGCACAGATTGGATTCATTGGTGACATCGTTTTGGGTTACCGTAACGACTAACCATTAAAGGAATAAACTTAGAAAGGGCGGTGAGAGATTGCCGCCCTTCTTTTTTAAACGAAATAATACTTTCAAAAAATGGCTTGCGAATTAACACAAGGTTTTGCGCTCGATTGTAAGGACAGTTGGGGCGGCATCGTAGAAATATTGATCTGCCAACACGAAGATGTATTGACGGGTCTTACCTATGACGGCACAAGTGGTGAACTTGAGGCTTTGGGTACTGTGACGCTATATCGCTATGTGTGCGAAAAGAACACAGGTAGTATGATCGCTGCGGTTAATGCCAATGAACAAGGCTCTGTGACCTATACCACTACGGTAACGGCACAACTGCGTAAACTGACAACGCTCAAGCGCAAAGAACTTTTGCTACTTGCAAAAAACCGTCTATGTGTTTTCGTTCGTGATACGAATGACAATATTTGGATGTGTGGAAGAAAACGCGGACTTGAATTAACAGGTGGTGACTTCGGAACGGGAGCAGCGCAGGGCGATTTCAACGGTATCAACTTGGTGTTGTCCGGTGAAGAAACCGATGTTCCACTTCGCGTTGAAGCATTCACAACAGTTCCATTTGACAATACGCCCGGATTCGACAACGTAACAGTGTCACCAACATACTAATACCACCGCTATGCAAGAGATAGCGGCTAACACGGCATCACAAGTACTGTACTTAACTCTTAACGAGGCAAGGCAGTACTTGTCTGTTTATACACACTACCTTATTGAAATCACGAACAATCAGACCAACGCGAAGTATTATTTGATTCCCGTTGTGACCGATGAGAATGATCGAATTACCACACTCACCATCGGATTAAATGTGAACAATGCGGTTAATGGTTCGATTCAAATTACGCAAGGCGGTGAGTATATTTACACGATCTATGGACAAAATAGTAGTAGCAACCTCGACCCACTTAATGCCGCAGTAGTTGGCGAAGTGGAAACGGGATGGATAAAAATAACAGATGAAACGGAATACACAAGCACCCCAGCCGCAAGCATCCCCGCGTTTAAGTCAGTCTAGCCATGCGGTGTCGATGTCGAGCTTTACGCCTCACGATCAAGTTGAGATCGTTGACCGTAAAGGATGGGTGAAGTATGGGGTGAACAACAACACTCCGCAGTATTACATTGATCTGTTTACTCAGTCGGCCCTTCACCATGCAATTTGTATTCGTGTGGCTCAAATGATCGCAGGACAGGGCCACGATGGTCAGTTGATTACGGATGAACTTATTGATTCAACGGCCCTAGATATAAAGATGCAAGGCGGTTTTTATTGGGAAGTGATTTTGTCGATGGATAAAAGGTCTGTTGCCAAAGTCAACCACTTGCCATTTGAAGAAATGCGAATGGCTGAAGTGGATGCCAACAATAATTACACAGGCGCATGGCATTCGGCTGATTGGGAAAAGACGCAGAAGAACCCGCCAAAGTTCATACAGATTTGGGATAGCAAAGTTTTAGCGGATCCCGACAATCAAAACACTACTTTCGTTTATATCTGTGCCGCATTAACCCCCGGCAGCAAATACTACCCTTCGCCCGATTACATTGGCGCAAAAAATTGGATTGAACTCGACAATCAAATCTCAATTTTCCACGTCAATAATATTCAGAATGGAATGTTCCCTTCGTTTATTATTGATTTCTTTAATGATGATCCGGGCGATGAGCAGCGTGCTAAAATAATGAACAGCCTTACCAAATTAACAGGTGGCAAGAATGCGGGTAAGTTCATTGTCAACTTCAACCCTCCCGAAGCGCAGTCGGGCAAACCACAATACACACTCCTCCCCGTTTCCGATGCCGACAAGGTCTATGCTCAGTACTCCGAAATGATTAACGAGAAGATCCTAGTAGGTCACGGCGTCACTTCGCCACTACTTTTCGGAATGCGAGGCGGTGACGGTTTCGGATCAAATAAAGATGAGTTGATTGTTGCCACCGATATTTTCACTAAACAAGTCATTCGCCCCTATCAACGATTGATCGAAAAGGCTATTTTGAATATCACAGGCAAGGCCGTTACACTTACTCCGAACGTGCCGATTGAAGTGGAGAAGGCAGCGGGTGCGATAGCTTCACCAACAGGACAGCCAACCGCCGAAGATGTGGCAAGTCAAGCATTGAACGGGGCGCAAATCGAATCACTTATCAATATTATTTTACAGGCTGCAAGCGGTGCAATCACGGTCGAAACCGCAAGGGCAATAGTTGCGGCTGCGTTCCCGTCACTTACTCAACAGCAAGTCGATTCAATATTCGCATCCGTTACAAGTGGCACACTTAACCCCGATGAAGTTGTTAGTGCCGCAAGGGTTCGCCAAGTGGTGATGAGCGTGGTGAAAAATTCACAGACACCCGAACTTACCGACGATGATTTTGGTCAGATTTTGGACAAGGTAAAAGCGGCTGGCGAAGTGATTGATTTGGAGGAGTGGGAATTGATTGATGAAGCGGATGCAGGAACGAGTGAAGATGAATCGAGATTTCACACCCAAGAACTAACCTCGCACGTTGTACGGTTGTTTTCAGAATATGCGGAACCGGAAGAAAAGAGTGCATGGGGTGATAGTGGGTTGTACAAACTTCGCTATAAATACAACGGCCCCGTATCTTCAAACACCCGAAGATTTTGCCGCGATATGATGAGTGATTCAGACGGTGGCACTGTTTACCGTTACGAGGATATTGCCTTCATGTCACTCGCAGGGGTCAATTCTCAATTTGCTCCAAAGGGTGAATTTCGTTACAACTTATTCGATTGGAAAGGCGGGGTGTATTGCCACCATAATTGGAAGAGGCAAATCTATTTCAGAAAGAGAAAAGGCGGCAAGTTCCTTCCAAATGACGGCTTGAACAATGATAAGCTAGTGGGCAACGTTCCATTCGTGCCACAGAAAGGCAAAGAAGGAGTTGCTCCGATCGACACACCAAATAAAGGCAAATTGAACTAATGGCCATCCCTACCGAAATACTACTCATTACAGAGGACTACGTAAAAAAGTATTCCCAAATCGCGGGTGCTATTGACTTCGATCATATCGTGCCGCATATCATTGTTTCGCAGGATAAATACCTCGAAACAACTTTAGGTACTGACCTCATCCAAAAGATAAAAACCGATGCTGAGGCAGGAACGATTACAGGCATTTATTCAACCCTACTCGATACCTACATTCGACGCCCTTTGATGTGGTGGACACTTTACGAGGCCGCTCCATTCTTGAAAGTAAAGATCGACAACGGTTCGATTGTGGTTCGGACCAGCGAAGACACGCAGCCCGTTACCGATACTGAAATGCAAAGTGTCAGATCAGCATTCCGGAATAACGCAGAGTTCTATACCAACAAGCTATACGAGTATATCTGTGCGAATAATGCAAGCATTCCCGAATATTCATCCAATGTTCACCCCGACAAATCACCACTAGCCCCCAAACAGGGCTATGTACCTTTTGAAATATCGGGGAGTGGCAACCGTTTGAACACACAAACCGACTTTAAAGATCCAATTTACGGCAGATAATGGCGAAGAAAGGTCGAAAATTCACAGAGAAACGGACGGTTTATGAAGCGAAACTGTCTGAAATGGTACGAAGAGTAAACAACGAAATAAAAAATAGCAATGGCACAAGTACATTTAAACAACAATGAGGAGTTTTGGATCATAAGTAACTCATCCGACAACCATTTTGGATTCAATACGCCTATTCCAGCAGGCCCATTTTCAAAGAATGGTCAACCTGTTAGCCCTCAAACGGTCGAAAAATACGTAAGCACTGCAGATCAATGGATCGACATTGACTTCAACAACTCGCTTTTTGATTCAAACAATGTGCAGTTCGGTTTGATCGTTGGGGGCCGTCCGAAATCGCGTAAGAGAAACTAAGATGAAAAGACTTTTGTTGTGGTTACAAATACTGGTTTTACAATTCTTGCAGGGTGTACTAGCTATGCGCCCTGCGGAATTGTTTTTTATCCTTGCTACTCTCACAAGTTTGGCGGGGTATAATCTTTGGCAGTACTTTTCCGAGGAGGTAGCTTTCTACGGAAAATGTACCGCCGTTTCAATATTACTTTGGGTATATGCGTATTATCGTCTCACGTCTAAGCACCGGTGGGAAATGAAGTGCATTGCCGAAGTGGTTTCATGGTGGGCTTTGGTCAACTGTATGGATGAACTATTTTTTAATCCTTACACAAAATCATGGTCTGAGTTCATTTTCGCGGCACTTACCGCAGTATTTGTTTATCTGAAATACAAAAAATATTTATGGGTGCAGAGGTTACAGCGATGGGTGCAGAAGTTATAGCAAATTGGAAACAAATTGCGTTTGCAATAGGCGGGTTTCTCGTTCGCCTACTTTGGTTTTGGCAACGACCTGTTCAATGGCTCAGAATCGTTGCGGGGATCTTATTTCTACTCGCTGCCCTTTACTTCAACAGTAAACATACTCCAAGCGATTATCGTGACGTTACAGCCGCTCTAATCGGTTTATTTACCAATAACATTATCGCGGGTCTATTTCGGTGGTGGAACGTCAACGAAGAGGGCCTAATGGATAAAACAAAAAAATGGTGGCAAAGTGATGATAGCACTCCAAAATCTAATTAAGTGGGTTCAAGGCAGCTTTGAAGTTGGTAACGGTGGTGCTTCCGCAAAGAAGATGACCACATGGGTTTTCGTATTGCTGTCGGTCTATTGCCACAAGTTTTGCACCATTGAAAACGTGATCGAGTTTTTGATAATTGATACGAGTACCATAGCTTTATTGCTTACTGGTTCGATCATCCACAATTTGAAAATGAATAAACAGAAAGAAGATGCCATCACGGAAAATTGAGGATTGTGTTGATGAATTGCAACTTGCATACAGATACGCGAGTACCGAATATGCCAAACGCTATCCACATAACCCACAAGTATTTCTAACTTGTACCCATCGCACCCCACAGGAGCAACTTGATCTTTACGCACAAGGTCGCACAAAACCCGGAAAGATCGTTACCAACCTAAAGACAGGTAGCAAACACAATGCAAAACCTTCTAAGGCTTTCGATATTGCGTTCAAAAACGCTGCGGGTTCACTCGTATGGGATAAGATACATTTTGCGAATTTTGCCGCTATTCTGAAAGAGAAATACCCGAATGTTGAATGGGGTGGTAACTTTAAAACACTACATGATGCGCCTCATTTCCAAGTGTAGTTTGTTGATAATTAATAACCACAACCTCCCCACATATTTGTATTTTTGATAAAAAAATGCAAGTCAATACAAAAAATGGGGTATCAATTTTTATTGATGAAAACCTAAACGAAACTCTAGACATTACAAAACTTTACTTTGACAAATCCAATGGGTATGTAAAGTATAAGGGTAAATACATCCACAGGATATTAACAGGGGCATCAACAGGACAGGTTGTAGATCACATCAATAGAAACAAACTCGACAATAGAAAGGAGAATTTACGCATTTGTTCATCTAAAATAAATGCATACAATAAGGACATTCAAAACAAGCACGGTCGAGGTGTTTATTTTGATAAGTGGGGTGATAGATATAGGGCGTGTATTAGCCACAACAACCGGACATTAAAACTCGGTAGTTTCAAAACAGCGCAAGAGGCTCAAATTGCATACAACAAAGCATCTATCGAAATGTATGGGGCTGATGCATACGTTCACGATGTCAAGTTACCCGATGCCCCGCATTTTCAGGTTTAAAAATGCTCCTCCTTAAACATCCCATCCAAACCAAGATACTTATTAAACCTCGCATTGCCTTGTTCAAAATAGTCTTTATCCAATTCAGTACCCCAAAAGTCTAAACCCGCTTTGTGGGCGGCTATTCGGCTTGACTGACTACCTAAATGGGTGTCGAGTATCTTATCCCCTTGCTTCGCGTACTTCTCGAATATCCATGAGTAAAGGGCTACGGGTTTTTGGGTGGGGTGGATTGTGCCGCCTTCCCTTACTAAAACTAGTGGATTTTTAGTGTATTCTCTTAGTGCTCTTTGAAAAGATGTGTATGCTAATTCCGCGTCTGAACTGCTAAAATTACCCCTGTCTTTTCTCCAAACAATCCATCCCATTGACGGGGTTAAGTGTTCAACCATGTAGTTTGCCCCCCAAATGATTTGATTTTGTGAAACCCTCCTAAGCTCGTCAAAATATTCTTTTTGTGGTATGCAAGTATCCCAATCCTTAAACTCATGTCCTTTTCTTCCTCCATGAGATCCACTTGTTTTATTTGCTCCATCAAACCCAATCCCATAAGGCGGATCAACAACCGCCAAATCAAAATACTTGTCGGGATAACGCGACATCATCTGCATACAGTCCTCGTTGGTTACTTGTGGGGTCATATCTATAAATTTAAAATAACCCCCACAAATCGCAGGGGTTATGTAAGCCGAAATAGCGGACTATTTGGACGAGCGGCTTAGTTTCTTCAACCCCGATTTACACCCGTATTTTTTGGCCCAATGTTGCCCTTTGGTGTGGTCGCGAACACCAAGAATCATAACCAAAGTACTAATGTCTTTATACTTCCAATCTGTAATTCCCTCAGTTCTTAAATCTTTTGCAAGAGCCACAACATTTGCGTTGACAGCCTTAATAGAGCTAAATCCGTGATTGTCTGCAACGCAATAACCGTTCGATCTGACTACTCTTACTGAGTAATCCCCTTTCTTTTTTGAATCGTGAATTTGTATCATGGTTTATTTAGATTTTTCTGCAAACCAAACTTTTATTTTTGGCGGGTCACTAGGTAGTTCCATCCATTGAGTATCTGCATTTAATTCATTCGCCCTTCTCTCAATTTCAGCTTTTGTATATCCCCAAATAACACCTTCAGCACCTACGGAACGTGGAATTATGACAGGTTCGTTAACACCAACACTAGAAAAATCTTTACCTAGTCCTTTCATTGGTAAATCATCCCATTGGTGCTTTTTGCAAACGACGGTTTTCACATTGCCGTTTTCGTCAAAGCCACCGTACAATACCAAATCTTCCATGTTTTCCATTACTTAAACTTTATCGCAATTATCGAATCTTGTACCGCCTCATCCCCGCACAAAACTTTCAACTCTGCAACGGTTCTTTTCTTACCAAACGGCCATTTTTTCACCTTGCCGAATTTGTTTTGCCTTTCCTTTTTGAAGAATGCAGCGATCTTTAGTTGTAGGTCGAAATCGACAACAGCCGTATCTATTGAATCGGGTATGAAGATGGATTGATTTATACACGCCTCGTTGATCGTTATTGACTTGCCCGTGTACAAAGTGTCGCGAATCGTTAAGGTATCAGTTTTAACCGGATAATGCACATCGGTATAGCTGATATTCGCCCGTGACATGATGAGGCTCTCTAATCGCTTTAATTTCGTTCCTGTCAATCGCTCAATGCTGTCGGCTAATTCGGGCAACAACTCCCTGAAATCATTTGCCGACATTTGAAGCGGGCGAACTTTCAATGAATCGTATTGCTGAACTAGGGCTACGTTGTTGGATTCGGCTGTTTGGCGTCTATCTATCTCGCTTTTTAGCGATAAAAAAGTTACGACTAAGGCAACGATTAGGCCAATAATTACTCCTGTTTTCATTGATGTTAAATATAAATTATAAACTCGTCTTCCGTAATTTCAATATCTTCTGAAGAAAATGTTCTAATAGGTAGTTGCTTATTAACACTAAATTGATACCACCCATAATTATCCTGTGTTGCTGTTCTTATATATCTCTTATCGTCTAATGTGGGTCGGCTAAAAACAAGCTTTTCCCCGTTAAATTGAATAACGTAGGGCTTACTCTTTTCAAAAAAATCAGACTTTACACCAACCTTAAAATAAGGCCGGCTCTTGTTTCCTTTTATTATAAATGCCTTTGCTTCCGTGTTTTCTGTAATGTTCATCCTTTCAAAAGTTCAAGTGTGTTATTGACTTGGTGACGATAGGCGGCATCGGTTTCAAATAGTTGCAAGTGTGATCGTTTGGCGTGAAGCACAGTCGCATGGTCACGGTTGAAAAAGAACGGATACAAGGTGATGAAGCCATCTACCGAATGGAAAGAGTTATAACACTAAGCCGTCTGTCCAAATAGTCCGCTATTTCGGCTTACATAACCCCT